TGCCGTCTCTTTGTATCCCTGCTGGGATATTGAGCGAGATGACATTAGCTGTCAAAATGCCCCTCCAGATAAGCCTTGGTTCGTAAATACGCCTGCCAAAACACCGCCTGCAACCACTGCAAACTTACCTGCTGCTGGCAAATAGATTCCCGTTGTTACATCACCAGAAAACTTTAATGATGGGCTTCCTAAAGATCCATTTCCAAGTGTAAGAGAGGTAATGTTGCTAGATGCGCCAGATGCGGCGTTATAGACGTTTGTTCCATCGCAAATAACAACTAATGAATCGCCTTGGTTAATCGCAACAGTACCAGCACCTACTGCAGTGGTTTTAAAGGTTAATGTAAATGCGCCAGTTGTGTTATTCGTTAGTGTATATAACTGAACAGTTGACGGCAAAACAATGATTTGATTTGACGTTAATGTTCCAGAATATGCTTGAATGACATTAGAAGCTTGTGAAGATGTTAGGGTTGTTGTTCCGCCTGTAACATTTAAAGCTAATTGCGTAAAAGCAAATTGGATTGACTGACCATAACCAAAGGTATTCCAATTTGATCCATTAGAAACAATGACAAACGATTCGGTTAATTGAAGCTGTGTAGATACATTGTTATCAATTGTGTTTGTACCCACTGGCACAACATTTAATATGCCAGTTCCATTGTTACGGATCATACAAAACCAGTTATTACCTACTGACGACGCCGAAGGCAGAGTAATCGTTCCAGCGCCACCTTCATAAACAATGAATTGAGAGCGATTTGATGTAGTAAGGGTTGTACTTGAGTAAAATAGCGCAGCTGGATAAGATTGGTTTAAGGTGCTTCCAATCGCTAATAATCCATTTCCAGCAAGAGAAGCGGCGTCTGCTGAGGATGTTCCTGCGCCAAATGTAATGGTAGCCCAAGTACCTGCATCCGTTGAATTGCTTGTAACGTAGATGTATTTAATAACGCCTGCAGGAACAGTAGTAATTGCACCGTTTGCATTATTGACAACAGAAAATGTAATAGCGCCTACGTTGTTAATTATTAAAGCCTGACCAACAGATACCTGCTGGGCAGAAGGCATAATCAAATTAAGGCTTGCTACAGTAGCTGTAACCTCAATAATATTAGACGCTACAGAGCTCGTAGTGCCATTGACGGGCCATTGGAGCGTCGTATTGGTAGAAATACTCAGGGATTCATAAGCAACCTGTGAAGGAGATATGGTTTGCCCTGTAAACGGATTTACATATGTAGTCATAGTTAACTCTCGATAGCGACAGCTTGACGGTCACCAATGCGTAGCTGGTCTTCTGCCTTCAAGACTTGCATGGCTTCCTGATATTTTTGTTGGAAAATTTGGCGTTGATCGTTCTTGAGGAACGGCATAGCTTGTAACAGTGTTCCAAAAAGCATCGCATTCGGTGCATTCTGGGTAATCCAGTTAGTCTGATTAGCTGAATCTAAAGGTTGTAGGCGCTCATAAAAGAGCACTTGGAATGGATAAGCCTGATCTGGGGTAGGAGACACTAACCAGTGATCATAATCGTAGTCAGCGTAATACAAGGGTAAACCCGTAGTACCGCCAGTATTGTAATTAAGCAGGTATTCGTACTTGCGTAGGAACACAGGGCTTGGGGTATTGCTGGGCGCTGTTACGTTAAACGATACAGTCTTACGCCAACGAGCTGGCTTAGGAATGATGGCATTATTAATAGTCATCGTGGAGTTCACTACCTGTTGCTGACCAAGGGTTTTGATCTGCTGAGCAATCTCGTACTCGCACAAGGTAATAAACGTCGGAATTTGGTTGACGACTGCAGGGTCGTTACGTTCTAGGTACTGCTCAACGGCAGTAACAAGAGAGTCATAGGTTAGTACAAAAGAAGCTGTCATCTTTTCACCGCAAAGGTTAATTTACTGGAGCAAAAACTGGCTAGCTTTTTGCTGATTTTAGCCCAATATTGCATAAAGTTATACACTTAAAACACTTAAAGCTTTAGCTATTTTTGCTTTACGGTCATCTAACCCGATTAAGCCCCCATTTATACGCTTAGTCATGGTGTCAATATCCCCAGAATCAGCTAGGGCGTTGAGCAATTTCTTGTTCCAAAACCAGCCTGCGCTTAGCGACGCATATTCAGGAGTGGTTAGCAGATCAGGATTGTCAAGGAGATCTACACCTATTCCAGAACCGCAGTTTTCATAGTTTTCTTTGCCAGTAAGCTGGATTAAGCCTCTGCCTAAATACTTGGCGGCTTCCTCTTCATTGGCATTACCAAGCCTTCCGTTATAGACTTTGCCAGCAATCTTAGCTGGTTGACGTGCATATTGGTCGGCTATTTCCCTTGTTGGAAAACGACTGGGCCATGTCTTCATTAAGCCTTCTGCGCTGTAATTCAAGTTTTCTTGCAAGACCTTGAAGTTCCCAGACTCATGAGCGCATTGACCAATAAAACATGCTTGACGCTCTGGAGTGTTGATTTCGTACTTTTCAAAGGTATCTTCTAACGGTTGTAGCCATTTAGGGTCTATACCTAGCTGTTGTAATTGTTCGTTTGTCATTGTTTTCTATTTAACATTAATGCTGCTATTGGAAGAATGGATTCTGGATCAACTGGCTTTTCTTTCCAACCTACGGTAATTTGACCTATAAACTGATTTTGATCAGGAGGAACGGATATACGACAGGTATAGTTCACGCCAATGGATTTGTACCAAAGACCAATTTCAGATTGAGCCTTTAAATATTCGCTACAAGGAATTTCATTAGCCATCAATTTAATAACATCGTTGTTATTCGCAGTATTCTTAGTAAACAATCCAACATCATAGCCATCAAAATCTTTATACCTAGATCCGTCAGCAAGAAAAGCCCTCTCAACTACCCGTTTTCCAAGGATGGTGTCTACATTAAAAATAACTACCATCGTTGCTCCAGTAGATTTCAATATTAGTCTAGCCGCTGGTTCAAATCTATCAGCGTTCATAGCTGGTCTTTCTTTGCTCTTCATATAAGCACCAACCATTACTTCTTGATGCTGGTAAAAAAAGAAACCAAAAAATCCCAAAAATGCTAATAAAAGAACAACCCCCAGCTTGAATGGGCTGTCAATGTAATTTAAAACGCCTAATAGCGTTTCCTTAGCGTTACCTTGTTCAATTGCCATTTAATTAATTGCATCGTACTGTTTATAACAAGCCTCAAGTGCTACTCTTATTTCGTCTGCACGGGCGGCTTCCCTGATAAGAAATTCTGCATCGGGGGAAGAAAGGGTTTGTCCGTTGCAATCCTGTCCAGTGACGGTTTTTGTGGGACTACTGGTACGGCTACGCAACCCACTAATGGCATCAACAAGCTTAGTATTAATAACTTTGATCTGAGCATCTTTATCTTTCCTTATGGTATCTGCAACTGCTTGATATTCGTGTTCTTTTTCACGCACTACCTTTTCAGCTTTGCTTTGTTGGTACGAGCAGCCGTTAACAAAGCCACCGCAAAATAAAATGATTCCAACAATAGCAATAATGGCGTATAGATTTATTCCAAACATTATCCACAAGTCCTTATCCAAGTACCACCTGATTTTTGCATGACGCATCCATCAATCATTTGATTTTGATAGTAGGGTTCTACCTTTGGGTAGTTCATTAAAAGGTCATGGATAAATACTGCCATACCAATAATGATCGCCATAAGAAATATATTCAAATAAAGCATTAGACAAACCGAATAGTAAACGCAAAGGTTGCAGGGTAGTTAGCGATAAACTCCTTGTTATTGGGATCATTGATAAATGCTGGGTCAACTAAAGCACGGATATTGTGTCCAAAGTTCAAGCAGATCATCTTTCCAAACAGCTTATGGTAGGAGTTGTATTGCCACAATCCTTGACCTTCAACACGGATAGTGCCTTCAGTCTGTTCGTTGCAGTTGATATTGCCTTGGTAGGTCATGCCTTCTGTACCGTGGCAGTATTTGACTGCAAAACCATAGAACGGGTTACGCCACAGCCACTGGACTTTTGACCACCAGCAAGGGTTGTGGCTAGCCCTAAAGGTTTGATCACCGTCTAGGCTGTTATCTGGGGTTTGCCACCATGATAGGAATGAGAACAAGCGTGGACCTGACTCCCAAACCGTGCCGTTATTGCACCAGCCAATTTGAGTGGAATACAGGATGCCAATAATGAATGCTAACGGGAATGTAAGCACTACCCCGATTAGATTGATGACTACTTGAATTGCATAGATAATGTATTTCATTTGTCGTCCAAGGGTAATTTAGTTAAAAATCTTAGGATTCCACATATGACGCCAATGGTCATGAAGATGGGACCGTAGTATTGTGGCTGGATGTTATCTCTTAAATAGGGAAAATACATCTCTACAGCGCCAAATACCATCATTGCCAACGAAAACCACATGGTTCTAGAGTGCATAGCTCCACGCATGTAGCGTTTCATTTTTGTCATTTCTCTGCCTTAGCGTCTAGCTTTTTAAAAACCACGCCAATCAAATCTTTAACCTCTTTGAAGCCTTCTCGCATATCCATTTTCATGTCGATCATGGCGTCTTTGAAGTCTTCACGGCGTACAAAGTCTTCATGCATCTCACGATTCATGTCTTTTACATCCTTCTTTAGCTCACTAATGGCGTCCCAGATCACTTTTAGCACCCAACCGCCTAATGTGCCACATAAGCCAATAATCCAATTGAATACAATTTGGGAATCCATTAAACATCCTATTTAAGCTACCGCTTCCTCAGGCTTTGCTTCCTCTACTATAGTAGGTGGTTGCTGTGCTTGTATCTGAGGCATCGCTTGTTGATGAATCTCTTGGATATACTGTGCGCTTTCTACAAAGGGAACTTTTCCAAGAGCTGATAACAATCCATTTAAACGATCTAAGTCATACTTCAGAGTGATTTCCATTACTCTTTCCTTTCGGTTGTTAAAAAATTTATTTTGGTGCTACTTCTTGCGGAACCTCAACAGGCGCCTCTACTACTTCCTCAACGACTGAAGCCTCTACAGGAGCTACAGCCTCAACAGGTGCTTCAACCACTTCAGCAGGAGCTTCTATAGGGGCTTCAACTAGAGTCTCTTCAACCACTGGAGCTTCTACAACTACCCTGACTGGCTTTACTGCCTCTGGGTCGGTTGGGTTCCACCAAGTCCATGTATCGGTGTCAAGGATGTGGTCAGCAGATGGCTGTGGCGCCACGAAGACATCGTTTGTGGGGTCGTATGTGTAGCCAATACCAGCGTAGTTACCACGCAATGGGCGACCTTCTGGGTGCTGGTTTGCATGAGTGTTATATGAAGTTTGAATCCAAGCGGCTGGATCTCCTAAAGCGCCAGTGGCAATGAAGTCTGACTCGGCAACAATCACCTGAGTGACAATACCGTTTTCAATCTTAGCGTAGTGACTCAATTTAATTCTCCTAATTTAACTTGTTTAAATGTTGGGTTTTCTAAGTATTCTAAAGCTCTTTTTAAGCCTTGAATATCATCCCCCAAATGCCCTAATCCAGTATTACAGCCAGAACACAACAAACCTCTTACCTGACCTGTTTTGTGGTCGTGGTCTATGTTCATGCGCCTACTCAGTTTTGTAATAGGTTTATTGCAAATAGCACAACCATATTTTTGAAACTCTAATAGCTTATCAAATTGCTGCATAGATATGCCGTATTGTCTACGGATAATGGCATCTTCTCTTTCAAAACCAGACCAGTTGTACGGTTTAAAAAATTTACAATCTTGTGACTTCATGCTTCTTTGTAATTGTCTAGAGTCTCTTAAATGTATTTCATCGCAATCGGAACACTTAAGTTTGTACCAAATATGACCAGCGGAATCCCTACCGTCTATACCAACAACAACACCCAAAACACCTTGGTATTGATTGTATTTTTGCCGATGCGGTCTTTCCGCAAATTGTCTTTTAGCGGTCATCTGGCGTTGGAAAACTTCGTTGGATTCTCGGCAAAAGCCATGTAAATGTAATTTTCACCAGAACGATTTAGATCAGAAAAAGATCTTCTTATCTTAATTCCGTTAGATAATAAATCCAATAAATCACCATCGTTTCCTTCTGCACCACTAGTATTTGGTCTTAAATACTTTTGAGAAGCATTGTAAGTATCTCTGGAAGTATCAACAATATTCCAGTCCGTGGGAGAATAAGATGTTGATTTATACAAGAAAAATTTAGGTCTAAATCCTGTATAAATAAATGGTCCATCAGAAGAACCATTGCCTGTATAGCTACCAAATGCAGAGAAGCCAGCTATAGGAGTCCAGCAATAAGCTACATATGTGTATCCATTCCCGTTTGTATAGCCACCGCTGCCAGGGTTATATACGTTAATAACAGTTGAAGTTGGCGCTAGTGAATTCCAGTTTGGCGAACTAGTTTGTACAGCAATCGTGTCATTTAAAATCAATGTGTTAGTCGCTGGGTTAGGGCAGCCAATATGGTATACAAGCCAGCTATCTGCTTGATTTCTAGCTTTTACAATCATCATGCTTGGAACTGCGCCTAGCCCATGACCAACAGTCTGGTTAGATGCTCCATTACCAGTGTAAGTAACAATGCTAAACCCAGCAGTAGTATTTACTGACACTTGACTTGAAATAGATCCTGCGTTATTGGTTGTAGTTGTGCCTTGTCCAGCTTGCCATTGCCAACCAACCAAAGTGATTCCACTACCATAACCAGCTGATCCATAACTATATCCAGTGGAGGTAATGCCAGTGATAAAGTTTGCGTTTGATGCTTCTGCAGCAGTGCTGTTTGAAATAATATAATTAGATGTTCCACGAACAGAATCAACTAAATAATTATTATCAACAGCACTTCTAGTTTTTGTCCAAATTAGATCTGGTTTAAAACCAACAGTTCCTAAATCAGAGTTGTTCACAGTTTGAACGCCACCAGTAACACCGCTTACTAAAGTAGCATCAAATACTGTCCGACCATTAGGGATTGCGTATGTAGTTGGCATAGTCTTATAGGTTGTAAGTGTTTAAACCAACATATCCTGTTGGCACGGTGTAGGTGAATGGCTGTTGACCAAAGTTAAAAGTTGCTGTTGTAGAGTTAGCCGAATAAATCAGCGGAATCCAAGAAATTCCAGCTACACCAGAACTAAATGCCACGCCTTGGCTTACACCATTTTTATAGAAAGTTATTGTTCCTGCAGTCATATCTAAAGCTGCAGATAAAATATCTCCAGTAGTCCAAGATGCGCCATAAGAAGTATCTGTTCCATTATTCTTAACACCAGAGCCCCTATATGTAAGCCCTTGAGATCCAGTCCAGTTTGCACTTGTTGATGGTGAAAGAACAGTAGTAGAGTTTAATACACCAAACCACATATCAGTACCAGCAGATGCAATAGTACATTCAAAGTATATTTTTCCAGAAACAATTGGTATAGTACCAAAAGAAGAATTATTAATCGTTACGGTTTTTAAATTGCCATCAGTCAACGTGCCACCAGACATCAATGGGTTTAAAGTGCAATAATTAGCCGCAGTAGCGCTAGTCAGCGTGGGGACATCGGTCATGTAATCAAGCGTAGAGCCTGTAGCACCAGAGATGTTGTTAGGTGTCCAGTTGTTGCCCTGTGGTGACTGATCTAAGAACACTGCAGTTGAAAGTGCTTTTGACGTGGCTGTTGTTACTGAACCCGTGTTTGTAATAGTAAATGCGTTAGTTGAGTTATCAACAATAGTTGCATTTTGAAGTGTTAATAACTGAGTGCCAGTGATTGCAGTTAACGGGCTTGTTGATGGAATAAAGTTAGCTGAAGTGTAAACAGGGCTTCCTGTAACTATACGGGTATTAGAAAGATAACCGTTAGCGTAGTTACCGTTAGAGTCGCCACCAATTCTCCATGCTTCTGCGTTGTTAAATATTGCACTGGAGTTTGAACCCATTGACGTCACAATACCGTTGACAGATCCATACCAGTTATTACCACTTCTGTAAACTGCAAAGTGATTCCATTGATTAAGAACCACCGTTCCAAAACTTGTTCCTGAGTAGAAGTAAGTAGAACCGTCAGAGCTTGCATAAAATGTTAATGTACCACCGCCAGAACCAGCGTAGATAATAAAAGAACCTACTGAAGTTGAGTTTGCTCTCTTGCTGTACAAAGCTAAGTTGTTAGTAAACGATGTTGGGTTATACCATCCCTCTACACAGAAATCAGCACTACCTAGCTCTAACGCAGCGTTATCTGCAACAGATAAGACTTGGCTTGAGGCATAAGTAAATGAACCAGCAAAAGTCTGTGAGCCACTGTTAAACGGCAAATAGAAGCCATTAGTACCGTAGCTACCACCGTAGTTAATTGGTTGCCATACACCATATGAGTTAAAGGTACCGAAGCTGTTTGGTGTTAATTGCTGACCATCAACAAAATTGACATTGGTCATGTAGCCATCTGTTGGAGATACAGTTGCTGAAATTGCGCCTAAGAAAAGAGGGTTTGCGCTTAGATTTACACCTAAGTTTACGTTTTGAGTAATAGCTGTTGCTCTATTGTCTGTTGCCCATGAAGTTATTTCTGATCCATTAACATAAATACGCATTCTGTTAGATGCAGTTGCTTGAGTGGTATCAAGATTAACAACAAAATGATACCAAGCTGCGGGGTCACGAAATACTTGGGTGGATAACAAAACATATGTTGTTTCAAGACCTAGTTGTAAGGTATTATCATTTTGCCAACCAAACTGCAAAGTATTTGCATCAGTTCTTGATGTTGCTGGTCCAGCGCTAAACCAACCTTGTCTTGTTCCAAAAGATCCACGCTTAACCCAGCCACTCCATGTCCATTTTTGTCTATCTCCAGAAGTTTGAGTTCTATTTAAATAACCGTTAGCCGATAGACGGAAACGCAAGCTGTTGCTGTAGTAAGTCAGCGGAGTTAAGTATCCACTTGAAGTAAATGTATGGATTACATTGCCACCAGTGATTGTCACTGAACCGCCAGCCATCTGTTGAGTAGCGCCAGCGTAGCTAATGATTACGATGCCTGATCCGCCTGAACCACCTGCTGCACCACTACCTAATCCACCGCCACCGCCACCAGTATTTGCGGTTCCCGAAACTCCAGTACCTGCACCACCGCCACCTAAACCACCAGTTCCCGGTGTGCCTGAAGAAATTTGACCACCGCCACCGCCAGCGTAATATGTAGATGTTCCAGAAATGCTAGAAGTTAATCCAACACCGCCGTTACCACCAACGGTTGTAGTTCCGTTTGCACCTACAGCTCCTGCACCGCCACCACCTCCAGATCCAAAATTTGGGTTTACAGTTGCAGTTCCGCCATTATTACCTTGACCAGAAGTTCCAGTACCTGCAGTTCCGTTATAGTGTGCTCCACCACCAGATCCACCGTTGTTTCCGTTTGCTTGACCTGTACCGTCATTTGCACCGCCACCACCGCCACCAACAGATGCAGTTGAAACCATGCTGAACGTAGAATTTGTTCCATTACCACCATGTCCACCAGCGCCAGTAGTTCCATCTCCAGCAGTACCACCAGCACCAACTGTGACTAAATATGTTGAGCTTGTGTCAATGGTTACGCCAGAACCAGTAAGCATACCGCCAGCACCGCCACCGCCTCCACGACCACCTGTACTTGCACCACCACCACCGCCACCAGCTACGATTAAATAGCTTGCAGATAAAGAACTAAGAGGAACAAGCGTTCCTGATGTATTGAATGTGTGGATCGTGTTACCGCCCACGGATGTGACGATACCGCCACCAAATTGCTGAGCGCCAGCGTAAGAGATGATGACAATGCCTGAGCCACCGTTACCGCCAGTACCTGCTGATGCTGTATAGCCAGATCCACCACCACCACCGCCTGTGTTGGCAGATCCAGATGTTGCGTTGTTATCGCCATTTGACCCAGCGCCACCACCACCTGCGCCTCCAGCTCCACCAGAATATGTAGTATTTCTATTTCCACCGCCACCACCACCAGCGTATGTTACTGATGTGCCAGTAATAGAAGAAGCTGATCCAGCGCCACCAGCGCCAGCGCCAGTACCAGTACCTGCTGCGCCTACTGCACTTGCGCCACCGCCACCACCGCCAGCTTGATTAACACCAGCAGAATAAAAACCGTTTCCACCGTTATTACCTTGACCAGCAGTACCAGCACCGCCTGTTCCTGCAGCCGTAGAATCTGAACCACCGCCACCGCCAGAACCACCAGAGCCACCATTTTTTAAAGAAACGCCAGTTGCACCAAAACCACCGCCAGTAGAGGTTATAGTAAATGCAGAGCTATTTGAACCAGATGCGCCAACATTAAATCCAGCGCCTGCACCGCCTGCACCGCCAGCGCCCACCACAATGGTATATGAAAGCGTTGCATTTAAAGATGTTGTGCTGGTTAACAAACCACCAGCGCCGCCACCACCAGCTACTCCTGATCCGCCACCTGCGCCGCCAGCGACAATTAGGTAACTAGCAGTAACGGCTGCAGCGCCTCCTCCAGTAAAGCCAAAGGCTCCTAGGGCTGCTGCACCAATTTTAGATAAACGTGGCATCTATAAGACCTTAAGCAAATTTAGTTTGAGCTGCTAATACTGTAAATGTTGCACTTGCCGTTTTAATAATGACGTAGGTGTAGCTGTCTATTGAACTAGCATTACCTGTGGTTGGGGCTGTTCCGCCTTGCCATTTTGGTGTTACAGAAGAACCATCAACCTGAACGGCTGAGTTGTAATAGGCTGTAGCACCGTTAGTTACCAAGAAGGTAAGAGACAAAGACTCACCTGTAGACATAATGGTGTTTAAAGATGTACCACTAGAACCTCTAAAGTTAACAGTAAAGTTACCAGAGGCATTAGTTGTGTAATACAAGACTGACTGAGTGGTAACGTCATAGTTGATCGTACCAGTAGCCGCTGTAGCAGATACAGTAGCAACTTCAAGGATATTAGAAGTCTTTAAGTCTGCATTAGATGATGTACCAGCAAATGTTTGAAGCGCTGTAAAAGTAGTTGCGGTACCCGGTGCGACATAATCAGTTCCAGCAGTAGCTGCGGTAAATGCAGAAGTACCGTTACCTTTTAAGATACCAGTGAGAGTCACTGCGCCAGAACCACCTGAAGCGACTGGCAAAGTTCCAGTAGTTAAAACTGAAGTGGATGTTGCGTAGACTGCACCGCCAGAAGTAAAGGAAGTTAGCGCTGTACCGCCGTTAGTCGTCGCCAATGTTCCAGCTAAGGTAACAGCCCCAGAAGTTGCTGAACTAGGAGTAAACCCTGTAGTTCCTGCACTAAACGTAGTCACTGGAGCTACGGTAGCGCTAGAAGCTAAAAGGGTAACGACTCCAGAGCTATTCTTAAAGTACAGCTTGCCATCAGCATAGTTAAGGGCAATTTCCGCACCGTTAGCTGAGCTCGTTAGATTAGCAGCCAAAGGTACGTTAGTAGCTGTGCCACTAGCGTAGATAAGTATTGGAGAGAAGCCTGTTTGAGCCATATTAAATCCTTTGAGCCATTATATATTTAGACATTAAAAAGCACCACCTGAAATGCCACCTGTAATTGCATTGTTGGTAGCGTTATAAGTTAAGCCTGTACTTGTAAATTCTGGAACACTTCCTGTAGGAGTAGAAGCATATACAAGATAGTTTGTTGTTCCTGATCCTGCGCTTAATGTGACGTTAGCAGCGTTTGTTGCATTGGTAACTGCAGTAGATCCGATTACCGCAACAACTTCAGCACCAGTAGCCGCTGTAAAGGCAGACGTACCGTTTCCGTATGCCAATCCTGTCAGGGTAGCAACGCCTGTACCGCCATTACCTACTAGTAACGTGCCTGTCACGCCTGTTGTTAGCGGTAAACCAGTGCATGATGTCAAAGTTCCAGAGGATGGTGTTCCTAATGCGCCACCATTGACTACAAAAGCGCCTGAAGAGCCTGTATTGACCGCTAAAGCAGTTGCTACGCCAGTACCTAGACCTGTAATTGAGCCAACTGCAGGGGTTACTGTAGTGTTTCCAGCTAAAGTCAATTGCCCTTGAGCGTTAACGGTAAATGTACCAGTTTGAGTAGCAGAACCATACGAAGCCGCAGTGACCGCCGTATTCGTAATACTGAACTGCGTACCCGTAAGGGTCAGTCCTGTACCTGCGGTGTATGAGCCTACACCAGCAAATTGAGCCCAAGTGATGGGAGTTGTACCCAAAGTACCGCCTGCATTGGAAGTACAAACCCAACCAGTGTCAGCGTATAGGGTTCCTTGTTCAATAAAGGTAAATGCCCCCGGCACTTCCAGCCAATTGTCCATATCCGTTGCACGAGTCCATGCACCCGACGCAACCAAATAAATTCCGTTGTCTTGGCTCAATGTCTGGTCTTTAACCAAACACCTATCTCCAGCAATCAACGCCACACCATCAATGGTTTGCGTTCCAGACAGCGTAATGTTTGCCGTTGTTGCCGCCACGCAAGAAGCCTTAGGGTCTAACCCCTGAGCTAATGCATCAACGTATTGTTTGGTAGCTAATTCCAACGCCGAAACGGGGTTTTGGGTAACAGCAACCGAAGTCAAACCACCCAAGGTAATACTTGATGCACCTAAAGCAATTGCCGTTGTACCAACAGTAATAGACGAATTAGTCAGGCTTGCGTTAGCAATGTTGGTCAGTGTGTTGCTTGACCCAGAAATTGTTTTATTGGTTAAAGTCTGAGAGCCAGTCAAGGTGGCTACTGTTGAGTCAATTGCAATAGTGACCGCAGCCGAGCCGTTATAGCTTGTACCAGACAAGCCTGTACCGATGGTTAAGGCATTCGTAGCTGTGGCTGTAACCGTAATACTGCCACCCAAACTGACAGAACTTCCATTAATTGTAATAGCACTATTTGTTAAAGAGCCATTACCAATATTGGTTAACGTATTGGTAGAGCCAGAAATCGTCTTGTTGGTAAGGGTTTGAGTACCAGTTAATGTGGCAACCACAGTAGTATCGATGTCAATCGTACCTGTTGAGGTGATTGGACCACCGAGCAGACCTACGCCAGTACCTACTGAGGTAACGCCTGTACCAGTAACAATAGCTCCCCAAGCACCGTTTGCATAACCTTCAAAGGTAGCAGTTTGGCTGTTATAACGTAGTTGACCGTTTACTCCAGTAGCTGGACGAGAAGCTGTATTTCCAGCAGGTATTTGGATTGATGCGCTTCCCGGTATCACTGGATTGTCAGCTATTCCAATCACTGGGGAGGTATTGCCATTGGTTACAGAAATCTCATTAGCATCACCTGTAATCGTTACAGGGGTTAAAGTTGTGCCACCAGCAGTAGCCAATAAGCCAGTGCCAACAGTACCAGCCAATAAAGTCAAAAGACCTGTAGTGCTAATCGTTGGATTGCCAGATACGCCATCACCGTTAGAAACGCTTAAACCGCTAGTTCCTGCTGTGATTGTCCGTGCGCTAATGGTGTTAGTGCCACTCTTGGCTAACATGCCATTGCCAACGCTTTCTAAGCTTGCAGAAGAGCCATTTAGAAATACTTGATAAGCTCCTTGGGCGCCACTATCTGAGTTTCCTAAACCTAAACCTGTTGTAATCCTACGGCTATTAGGAAGGCTTGGCTGATTACCAACGGTTAAAAAAGTTTGAGTCTGAACAGGGCTATTAACAATAGCGCCAACTGTTGTCTGTACGGTTTGCCCATTTTGGACAATAGGAACTAGCTCTGAGCCTGTAATGGCTGAGGGAGCTGTTGGTAATTGCGAAATTCTTATGTTTGCCATATTAGGGACTCAAATTATCAAGGTTGCCGTCAAGATCGTCTTCCGAAGTCTCAGGTGCGATACCCAATTCGCCTTCAGTAACAGGCGTTGGAGGGCTGACGTTAGGTGCTTGGTTAGGATTATTACCAGTGTATGGGTCAGTAGTAATGGCATCTTGTTGCTCAGCAACATCAGCGTCTGGACGTGGGAAACGAATCGTAATCTTCTCAGGTTGTCTTGCTGGTAAACGCCAAGGATCACGTTCATCATTGCAACCTTCATTGCAGACACGCAATCCCGGTAAATTCCTATCTTGACCAATATTGGAATAAGCTCTCTTCATCTTGCATCGATCACAAATAGCAATCGACAAGACTGAATTACCAATGGTATCTAGCCACATGCTCATCTGGTGTAAACGCTTATGTTTGGAGCAAAGTAAATTGGAGACTTATCACGCTCTTCTTGTTCAGCTTGTGACCAGTACTTTTCAGCCTGAGCTTCGCAATAATTAATACGTTCTTGGGTGACGCTAGGCAATTCCATTGCCATCTGGTGCGCCAACATGTTCTGAATCGCTAGATACCAGCGCTGTGGGATCTCAATCTCACCAGAAAGAGCGCCTACATCTTGAATCTGACGGTGACACCACGCTACGATCTGTGGAAAGAAGGTATTAGGCGTGGGCCAAAGGTACATTGAAGGCTGTGGAATTGTTCTATCAAACCAATATTGCAAAGGACGGTTAGATAAAAAGTTCTTATTCGGTAAATTGACGTAATCGTCACGATTTAGACGTGCTAATGGGATCTCATAGGGCGCTGTACCAAAAACGACTTGAAAAACACCCATATTTGCGCCAGCAGTTTGTTGAATACGCCAAAATGGTGTGCTTGCAGACGGGTCGATGTCGTAATAGATCCATGTTCCAGACGTCCAAGTCACCAAACCGGGAGCATATTCAGTCACCCATGTAGTGCCATCAGTAGATGACTGGATTACGATGTTCACACTGCCTGTAATGGCAGGCAAAATGCCTACTGTAGCGATATAGACGTCGTTTCCAGAGCCATTATTGATACCAATAGAACTTGTATTGTTGGTAGTTTGGCAAATATTGGTACATTGACCGTCAAAAGCATACGATCCGTTACCAGTTGTGCTGTAACCACCAGAAGTAACTTGGGTTACGGTACGATAATTTGAATTTAAAACGTCAACCGTGCCTACTGGTAGGGTATAGATGTACTTGTCTGGGTTTAATCCGTAGACAACTTTGTCGATACACCAGTATTGGATACCACGATTGGCTAAATTTGATAAAAGATAGTAAAGACTATCCTTAGCCGCCTGAACTTGTTCGTTAGTCAGCTCTTCAGCAAGCTTACCAGCACGACGTGCGCCGTGATCGATAAGATTCTGTACTGTAATTACGGTTTGTCCTACAGTTCCTGATGTGCTCATAAGTTACCAGCCGGGGCATTTCCATCTCTTTAACGACGCCTTAGCTCTAGGCGCATCTCCACTTGATTTATGAACTACTCCTGCCATCCGAGCACAGAAAGACTTTTTACGTCCTTCATCCTTTTTTGTTTTAGGACTCGGAGCAGGCGCCTTTAAATGACTGCCTGTTTCTCTATTGTATTTTGCCCTACCTTTAGCGGTCAGTCCAGCACCAGCCTTGGTAGATAATTTCTCACCACGACCAACTGCTAATGATACGTCACCGCCATCTTTCATCTTGGCAGTTTTAGCTGATTGGATAAACGCCTCTTTAGTAGGCGCACCTTCAGAGCCAACTTTACGCATTCTCTCACCAGAGCCAGACGCAATACGTTCTTGCTTTTTATGAATATTTTCATAAAGTCCACCAGAAGCCATTTTTTTAGATGAGAATAATTTCTCAACCATTGCTATTCGTTGGGGTTTGGTTGTTACTTTGCTAACAATCTTTTCTCTCTCTGACTTCGTTTTACCTGCTTCATAAAACCCAGACTTTTTCAAAGATTTAACAACGCCACCATCATTCATATTTTTGTCAGCTTTGACAAATTCTTTGCCAACTTTTTGCGGAACGCCACCAAACCCACCCTTAGTGTGAGCTGCGGCTTGCATCAAGTTGTGCTGAGCCTTAGACTTGCTTGGCATATTAACCGCAGAAAATTGTTACAGCAGCGCTTGTTGGCAATGTCACATGAATATTCGTTGAAAAACGAATACCATTTCCCGGTATCAAAGTTGAAAATGGATTGGTTGGCGTAGCAGCAATATTAACCTTTAAGCGAACAGTACCAGATGAACCACCATCACGAAATACAATTTCACCAGCAGTACCGCCAGTCAATAGTTGATACCCAGCAAGGTTTGTAGCACCAGCGTAAATTGTGCCAGTAGCATCAGCATGCGCCGAAAATACATTAGTTAATGTACTCATAAAATCTCCGAAGTAAGAGAAGGGTGAGGTTTCCCCCACCCAACCAGTTTTAGCACTTAGCCATCTTTTTCATGGTAGCAAAGCCACCAGTACTCTTACATGTCATAGCAACGTGACCACCATCTTTGTATCCAGCAGGAGCTTGTTTAATGCCTTTAGTTCCGCCTTTTACAGTTGGCATTGGATTGCCAGTGTTGGTTTTAGTCATGTACTTCTTAGCAATTGCCATACCTTTAGAAGCGATTGAACCACCACGCTTGTAGCCTGCAGCGCCACCATTAGCGGTAGTATTCTTTACGCCACCAGTTTTGGTATTAAAACTCTTGGTTTGCTTCATGCCAACCACTTTGTCATTAATATCAATCTTTGGTTTCAAGGTAGTTTTTGTTGCAAATGCATCCATCTTAGCGCCTAAAGAGCCACCAGATTTATAACCGGGAGCTCTTACACCACCAGTAGTCTTTTTGCTATTAGCACGAGTAGCCTCCAAACCGCCAGCTAAACCACCAATTACATTAGGACCAGCCTTAGGTGCGCCACCAGACTTCATGCCTTTATGAGCCTTACTAGCTCTCATAGATTCATGATGCATCAGCTCTTTTTCAACACGTTTGATTTCATCTTTCTCGTTGTCAATGCTTCCACCATTCTTACGCATTGGCATACGAGCTGTAGGCATTGCCATAGGAGCACGACGACCCATAGGACGTACAGCAGGAGCCATAGCAGGACGATCAATAGGAGGAACCATTACTCCTCCATACTGCATCTTCTTAGCTTTACCACCCTTTTTCATACCCTTACCGACTTCATCAACTGAAGGCTCGGTGGTGAACATCTTGGGCTCACGCATAAATTTTGTAGCCATTATGTTCTCCTATTAGGCTTGTGTAACGCCAAGGGCGCCAACACGGGTTGCATTTGGACCTACGGCAATTGCTGGCAACAAGATTCCTACTACTGTGCGTACGGTGCCATTTGATGCGGTAGCAGGGGTGTATGTACCACGAACGTCACCAGTGGTGGTCGTAGCAGTTGCAGTATCAGCGGCAATAAAAGTACCGCCATCTTGCGCCAAAGCGTTGTTGCTCTTAACGCTTGCCACATAAGCAATGTTAGGAACACGAACTGGACAACCCAACACGTTGGTTGTGCCAACAGTCAGAGCAGTACCAGTAGCACCACTTACCGTCACAGAAGTAACAAGGTAGAAGGCTTTCAAACCACTTACAGCAGTGCTAACAGAGGCGCTAGAAGTGATTGCTTCGCTCATCGCTTGACCATAAATGTCAAAACCAGACACGGTAACCGTCACAGGAGCAACACCCAAGGTGTAAGTCAAACCTGTTGGTGTACCTGCAGTGGTTACGACTGCTGCGCCTGCTGTAGTAGTCAAAGTTGCAGAAGTTGCTGTCACAGCGGTCAGGATGTAGGTCGTTGGGTTGGTGTAGCCAGTAATGGTACCTGTGCCACCCAAAGTGCCAGAGATAGTCAAACGCTGACCAGTTACCAAACCTGATTGCGAGGTAAAGGTGATTTGACCACCAGTGCCTGCAATTACAACGCTAGACAATGTTGAAGCTGCGGCAGTTGCGGTTGTCACGCTAACGCCACGAGGAACATCAAGCGAGAAAGCGGTAGTACCTGCGATTGTGATAATTGACTTCACGCTGGTTCCAGCCGTTAAGGTCAATGAACCAGCGGCTACAGGAGTTTGCGACGTAGCAATATTGTTTGCCACGGCAGCTTGAGGAACAACATCCCACACATAGATGCGACCCAATGGGCCAACACCAATGCTCATTGGTGATGGATTATCAAAAGCCTCTAAGTCATGTAATGTCAACGCAACAGTGTTTGCGATATTGATTGCTTGATTGAGGGTGTATGTACCAGCGCCACCAGTACCAGTGCCAAAGGCAGTGATATAAGTACCGTCAGTAACGCCAGCACCATCAACAAACATACCAACCACGATTGGAGCGCCAAAGCCCACAGAAGTGATTGTCAGTGTTGTGGAAGAAACGCTACCAGTACCACCGATTGCGGTAGTAGAGTAGTTACGCAAGCCCGTACCCATGTACGTCTGGGCTGAGCCTAAAAATAAGTCATCTGAATATTGTGGCATTTGTCTTTCTCCTTGAAAAGCTTAGACATTGATTAAATTAAAAGGGCTGGCGGTTAAACCAGCCCTGCACTTCATTAAACGCCCGGTGTTCCGAACATTGCACGAGGGTCAGTAAAGCCCACCGCATAACGCTCAGTTGCCTTATAGCGCATAGAGTCAGTCTCGAAGTCACCTTCCATAGTCTTCTCTAATGCACGACGCATTAACAGCTTCATACCTTCTGGTGCATCTGTTTGAACCCACCAGTTGGATGCGTTTGTCAAACGGCTGATTACTGATGCGCCTTCAGGCAACAAACCAATTGATTTAATTGGGTTGATGTCGTTGTTCGCTGTACCAGTACGCAGAACGCTCTTCAAAAGCACTTCAGCTTGGAACACATTGCCCGGAGCGACTACCAGCTTGACAGGTTGCAGACGGATCTTCTTGCCGTTGTTGTCAACAGCTTGACGGATCTGAATCAGCATCTGTTCAAGGGAGGTTTGGCTCAAGTTTGCGGCGGTAGTCAGCAAGTTGCTGAATGTGCCGTTAACGATTGGATGTGCGTTGGAGTTTAATGCTACTCCATCACCGCCAGCATATGCACTGTTAAACGCACGGTTAAGTACGTTAGCGCATAAGGTTTCCTTAGTTTCTACTAAAGATTGTGCTAAATGCTTAGCGTATACCTGACCGATACGGATATGGTCACCGTCTTCAACCAATACTTTGGTTAAAGCAAATGCCAAGCCATATACGTTGTAGATATAGCGTTGCAAGAAGAGCACACCACCTTGTTGGTAAGAAACAGGTGAGCCATCAGGTAACTGAGGCGCTGCTCCAAAACCATACAAAACAGGTTCTTCATGGTAGTTACGGGGAATACCAGCTTGCTCACGGAACACAGTGCTCCATTCGTCAGCTCTTTGGTCATAAACTCCGTCAAATGATTCGTTGAGGATTGGCTCAACAATTGATCGGAAGTCTGTACTTCTCATTGGGGCTGCCATTTGTCAGTCTCCTTGATTAAGCAATAGCGGTGACTGCACCGAAGAATTGCGAGTTAGAAATCTGGACACGAACAATAACGTAAGCGTCCCCCCATGCATTGTCTGGGTAGGGAGCGAGGTCAACTACACGCATTTGCGCTTGATTACCGCTACCAGCCGCTGTTGATACACCAAGGGTGCATTGTGACAAGCCAGTAGTTGTAGATCCAGCGGTAATGTTGCTGAAGTTAAATTCGTTACCAATAGACGTTTGAGCCATCGTTGCATCAGATTGAATTTCATAAACGATGTTTAAGTCGTTGTAGAAATAAGCAACAACCTGAGTTCCAGTCGTACTGGCGGGCCAGTAGTTAGAAACACGACGACGACCAGTTGTGTCAGTCCATTCAACACCAGCGAAAGCACCAGTAATGGCGCCAGTCGTTGCTGCTGGAATGATTGTGCCTAAAGTTCCACCGTTAGCGGTAGTTCCATAGACAACAGGCTGACCTTTTAGGATATTCGAGGCATAGCCCGAAGTGATTCCGTTAGCAAGCGCTTGAGCACGTTCCAACCCAGTTGGAAAGTAAGCTGGGCGCATACCAAACGGAGCATTTGTTGCAGACATAGTTAACTCCTTTTTAAAAAACGCTACTTAGAAAGTAGGCGCTTTTACAGTTCGGTCAAAATCTATGCCTTCACCTTCAACAGTTGCCAGACGACGCCCACTACTGTCTTTTGCGCCAAGAAGTTGCTCCTGCTGAATGCGGATCTTATCCTGCTCTTCAAGTGGGGCATTGTGATGTAGCTCTGTCATGATTTCTTGGTATATATCTTCGGGAAGTTTATATAACAACATTTCATTACAAGCTACAAAACCTTCATGTTCGCCGGATTTAACCCTGTAGTTGTCAAAGCCAGCTAACTCCTCGGCTTTTACAGGCATGTATCCCATACGCAAACGCTTATGAATAGGGTCGTACTGGTTCGTTGTAGATAGCCAGCATAGGTGGAATCCCTGAATAGCAGGGGGGGTCGGAAGCGCTTCTTGAAGCCATTCCGAACGGAACATACTACGACGTTCCTGCGATGTTGCAGTTTGTTCTTCAGGAGGACGTCTTTCTAAATCGCTAGATGCACGACTTTCACGCCCTGAAGTGGTATTTTTCTTTAAACGGTTATCCATTATGAAGTCCTCGATTTGTTTGCACGATCCCAATTAACATAGTTGCTAATTGCTTTTTTGCGGAGCTCGATATTATCCCAGAGCCCAGCTTCTTTCATGGCTGAAACACGGTCAGGCGTAAGTCTAAATTCATTAGACTTAGTAGTAGCAGTAGTTTCTCTTCCTGAACTCGTCACAACAGACCTCGGTCTTTGATTACGGACATGTGAATCATTATAAGCACGATTTTGCATTTCGGGCATTCTTTTTTTCAATCTTTCGTCAAGCTCATCCCAATAATCTTCCGAGCTCGGATCAAATCCTTCTTCGGTTAATTTTTTGTCAATAAGCTGGGCGATTTGCGAATCTTCGTTACGACCATTTGGGTCATACCAAGTATTACGTTCCATCCAATCAGCCGCTAATCTTTGAACTTCTGGATCAGGAGCTTGAATGTTTTGTCTAGGCTGAGACATCTGACGAGTAGCCTGTTGCTTAACATTTTGCAAAGACTCCATCCGACGCTTAGCTTCAAACCATTGCTCTTGAGCACGAGTCAGAGATACGCCATCTCCTGCAGATACAGCTTCCTGCATTTGCATCTTGGCATATTCAACCTGCACACCAGCATCTTCGATAGCCTTATCCACTCGTGCAAGTTCTGCACCAGAGGTTTTCTTCTCAATGATTGCAAGGCGCTCAGCCATTTCTGCATTGCGTTTTTGCAGAGCAACAATTAAATGATTAGACTCACGAGCCTTTTCACGATGAATTTGTTTCTTGAGCTTGCGCTCTTCTCGACGAGCTTCACGAATCTTTTCACGCTCGTCATCGTTACTGCTTTGATTGCCATCATCACCATCATCGCCTTCGTCATCAGACGCATCTTGAGTTGGTTCGGTTGGCAAATCTTCTTGTTGTGGTGATTGCTCACCTTCAGGCAACTGAATAACGGCAGAACCGTCTTGCTCTTCAGCGACCTGCATTTCCATTTTATCGGTTGGATTCATACAGTTTTCCTTTCAAAACCTAGATAAATGCTTTAATGGCTCTCGGATCTCCAGTGACTTTACCGATTAACTCATGGTCGTTAAAGAACGTAAATAAAGCATGTCCCTTAGCACCATTAGCATCTTCAAAGTCAATTTCCCAGCGATCTCCGCCCCACTTTGGCACACGAACATAATCACCTTCTGACGCCCAAGACCCTTCGGGCCATGGTTCCATCGTGTCACGCTTCTTAAAAGCTAAAGGACCTATAGCGATCACCTTGCCAATCATAGTGTTCCACTTTTCAGCTTCTCTAGTCTCTTCAGGTAGCAATAACCCTGCGTCGGTAATCCTTTCTTTAACAGCTCTCATTTGAACGAGAACCCTTGCTCCATACGGAGCCATCAATGGATCTACTTCTGGAAACGCCTCTAACAGCGTTTGTTCAATGTCAATACTCGACATTTTCTTCCTCTTTAAGTAATGTTTCAATTATTTGCAAAGCTTCTTGCAAGCCTATACTCTGCCCTACCAAGCGCTGATAACTTTCGAAATTGTGACAATTTCCATTTACCATAGCCTCAGCGATGCCTTGCTTTGACTGCTTGATACGGGTAATCAAATCATTAATTAGATTCAATTAACGACCTCTACCTGCTGCCCTTTTTGGGATTCCGATTGCAATCATGATTCCAGACTTAGCCATACCGCCCTTTTTCAAACTTGCTATTTTGGCTTTACCAGCGTTAAAGTCAACGCCTGTATTGCGCTTGTCACCCATAGCTGGAAGATTAGCGACCTTTGATTCAGCCACTGCACCGCCATTAGCGTACTTGCGTACCTTGCCACCCTTTTTCATCACATTACCTTCTGTGATTCCCATAGCCATCTTCTTATGGGCGTTAATTGCTTCAGTCATTTTTACTCTCCTAATTTGGATTGAAGTTCTTTTTGAGCTTTCAAAGCGGTTTGCACTTGCTCATTTTGCAACCGTATTGCGTCCTGCGTTAATTCTGCTGTCTGCATGCGCTCTTTAACCAAGTTGTCTTCTGTGTTCTCAGCCGCTTCTAACTGCAGGCGCTGAGTCTCAATAAGCTTGTCTTGGGCGAGGCGCTGTGAATCAATATAGGTTTCTGCCTGATCTTTCTCAGCACGGCGTTGTGTTTCTGCCATTGCTGTTTGAGTAAGGGCGTTAACCTGAGCCATCACGTCTGGAGACGCAGGAGGCATATTGGTTTGCTTCATCTGCTGGAGCATGCCAAGCATTTGCTGGATGGCAGGCATAACCTCTGGAGCAATTGTCTGCTTGGCGTCTTGGTGAACGTGCATAGCAGAAGCCGCCAATAGCTTTTGAGCTTCTTGGATCATCGGTTGAACCTTCAATACGTTAAACGGACGACCTAAAGAAACGCTAGTGTAGGTATCAGCTTGGTTTAGATACCATAGCGTTAAGTGTTGCTTGATGTGCTCTAAACATGCAGGAATAAATGTGGGCGCCATGATTGGATTAGAGCCATATAACGGATCTAAAGCGTACTGCAGATGGGTTAGCAGGTGCGATAACTGATCTTGGCTTGGGAATGCGCCCACAGGCTTACCTAAAGTCATTGCCACGTTCTCAAGTGCAGGGTTCATGTCCTTAACATCTTGTGGATCAGGCAATACTTCACCGATCTCTGGCAACTTGATCTGTTCTAGGATGCGTTTCTCTACAGCAATACGGTTGTACAGGTCAGGATTGGCTTGAGCACGAGCCGCCAATGTTTGAATCTGAGCGTAACGCTGTGATTCTGCAAAGATATTGGGATCAGAGACAGGAATAATGTCAGAGTTGCTCTTAAAGTCTTCAGTAGTGATAGGAAGATCAGCAACAATCTCACCTTTTTGCTGTTCATCAAGATACCAACGGTTAATACGACCTAAAACCTTGAATACACGGCGTTGACTGTCATGCAAACGAGCGTGAATCGAGGAATAAACCACAGCTCCTTGTTCAATCAACGCTTGAGCTGTACCAACAGGCATATTGTTGTTGGCATTAGCAATCTTTTCCTCAGAAGTTGTGACAACTCCCTTGGCAGCGTCTGTTAACCAGCCTAATAACTGGAATAGAACAGGGCTTGGCGCATTAAATGGCATTGGCATTGCAATCTTGCGGATGTCATCGACTCCGGGGGCGCCTTCTATCTCTGAGATTTGAGTGATTTCAACAGTCGTCGACTGTCCAGACATCTTCGCACCCTTGAGCTTAAGCATCGTAGGCGCATTATTGATATGTGCAGCGTCCAATAGAGCACGGAGAGTACCAGTAAGGGCGGCGCTAAGACCACCAATAAGGTGAGGAAGACCAATAGCGTAAGCACCCCTCCAAGGAATGAACTTAAATTCAATGATGTGGTCAAGCTTGGTACACATCTCATCGCCATTCTCCCAGTTACGATACAAACCAACAGGCTTTTGCTCGTTTTCATCAATCATCAAGATGTATGGAGCACGATCACCCTTGGAAAACTTGTCATCTTCTAGGGATAGCCATGTCTGAATGTGAAATACTCGACGGATTCCATCCACGTTTGAGCCTGAACTCTTACGTCCTTCGATCTTATCGTTGGCTTTTTCAGGTTTAGTCTGGTCAGGCTCTTGGGTAAGCATGCTGGTGTACAGATCACGGTATAAACCTGTCTCTACACGGAGCTCATATTCCTCTTCGGTGATGTCTTGAACCTCTGTAACACGCATTGCGGTGTAGAAGTTACCTGCAGAGAATGGCAAATAGATGTTATCAATTGGTACAAACTCAGCGCATGGGCGCTTTTTAGACTCGTCATACCAGATTTTCATGTACTGTGAGCCACCTAATGGGAGCTGGGTAAGCATCTGCTCTTGCTCATCACGGTACTCTTCGATTTGCTCTGTTAACTGCCAGTTCATGAAGTCACGCTTACGGTCAGCCTTTTCAACCTTCTCTTCGGATGACTCTCCAATGATCTTGGTACGGACGGGACCGTTTGGTGGGAATAGTTCTTTGATAGCACGAGCTGCGAAATCAACGCAAGCTTCAGCCATAACAGGGTGAACTACCTTAGAAGCACCCATAAACTGAGCCCCACCGGGAGCATCATTACCTAATCCAGTACGGCGTAAGCCATCTTCGTACTGCTTATCTCTGTCTTCACGAGCTTCCTTGTCCTTATCAATCAGGTCAAGGTACTTTAAGGCAATGTTTTCAAGATCCCATTCTTTTAACTTGTCAGCTAGGTTCTCATAGAAATCAGGGGTATCGTCAGGTCCTTTAAGGTTATCTAAACGAACAATGGCTGAGCCATCAGGCAACTCTTCTACATCTGATTCGTCTTGATCCAGAATCTCCATCAGGGATTCATCGGACATTTCCTCCTCTTGCTCACCTGAAATTGGGTCAACGTATCTGTCGTAATCTTGTGGAATGGGCATCTCCGCCATCATTTACCTTTCGTGAGCGCATAGCGCATTGCATCTAAGTTTACATCGCCACCGTTCTTACGGTTCAATGGATTTAATAAGCTAGGGCTACCACTACCAGATGGTTCAATGCTAGGCACTATGCCTGCAGATCCAGATGAGCGAGTAGTAGGAACGGGTTTACCGCTTCCTTTGTACGGATCATACTTGTTTCGATTGGCAATATCTTCCTTGCCTTGGCGGATCATCTCTTCATGCTGGATCTTAAATTGCTCATAGGGAGTCAGTGGTTTACCGCCTTCTGCCATTGGAATAGCGTACATCAAACCAAAGCGGTTCTCTTTTGAATCGGGGCGATGCGAGATGTTTCCACCTAAATAGCCCGGACCTACTTTATGTGAGTAGCCTATACCAGCTTCACGCACGTTGTAGTTTGTGCCAGAGCCAGTCTGGGAATGCGCTATGTCAGCCATTAGATTAATGGCGCCCTTGTTGCTAATGGGAATGCCCTTCATGATACGGGCGCCAGTCGTGCCTTGACCGCTATATGGCAACACCATTGCAGGCGGTATAAAAGGCTTACGCTCTTCTTGATAATCCATTTCTGGTAAGTTGATACCGCCTTCACGCATGTGAACTGCGCCACCATCCTTCATGGCAATACCGCCTTGGATCTTAATCTTGGCTTCATCGCTTGGCTCGTAGTAGCGAACCTTACGAGTGTTGTTTACCTGTTCAATAGTTGAATTTTCAGGAAACTCACCTTTACTAATTCCTTTTTCAAGACTTTTTATTGCATGCTCTTGACCAACAAAACCACTGGCTGTAAGCCTATTTCCGCTTTGATCAATTACATGAAACACTGGATTGCCAACTTCAATCTCAGTCTCTCCGAACTTACCGCCGTATTGCTTGGCAAGCTTCTTAAGCACGGCTGGATAAACTTCGTCGTAGTACTTTTTCATACCTTCGCCACCAACCTTTAAGTCTAACCCTGAATATGTATTGCCAAACAGATTGACTTTGGAATCGGCAATTATTTTGTTTGCTAAGTCTTTACCTACCAAATCAGGCAATTCTTTTTCAGTAACTTCTTTAACTATGGCTGGTCTACCATTATTATCTAAGGCATTGATTAAGAAATTTCCATTTTTTTTGTTTGCGTAGGTTAGCTCTTTCACTTGCTTACTCAAGTCATAACGATCTGAAACATCTTTTCCTACTGGCAAATAGATCCTATCGTCACCACGCTTGATGCCTTCTAGCACAGCTTTCTTGATACCAAGCTCATGCCAGCGTTCTTTGTATGGAGCGTCAGCAACCTTACCGCTTGCGTTAGCTTCTATGAACGATCTCTGTAAGGCGTCTTGAGCTATCTTGTTTGCGCCATGCTGCCGATCTTTTACCATCTTGGCTAAACGCTCTTCAGAGATCTCATGCCCATTGCTTCTCATGGCAATCCTAGCTACAGCAGGCTTATCGTTATCTAACAAAACAGCCAACTTAGAATCCGCATCAATCAACGGATGACCTAAATCTTGTTGCATTGCATTTCTATGGGCGACATATTCATTCACATCGATGCCAGCTTTATCAGCAAACTCTTTGACAGTCATCATCTGACCTGTAACCTTAGGCGCTTTGGGAATGTTTGCAGGTTGTTTGTAATAGCCTTTATCCCTGCCCTTTTGATGCCAGTCAGACTGAAGCTCGTCTATCAATGTACCTTTTTTGCCTTCAACGTCAAAGAAGTCTTGAAGGCGCAAGTTCAACAATGTATTGGGATATGCGTTGTAATGACCATCAGTAAACTTCATGGTGCTATCAGCTTCTTTTTGTTTTAAGTGCTTCTGATTCTGAGCCCATGTTTCAATATCATTTTTATCTGATCCACTTGGCATAAGGTTATAGACTGAACCAATCTCATTGCCATCTTTGTCGTAGATGATTGCGCTTACTCTATTGCCTGCCTCTTGCTTTTTCTTAAGAGTTGCCCCTTCTACATCTGGAGCTTCTACCTTGATTGAAGCCTTTTTAGGGGATTGCAATATCAGTTCACGATAGTTTCTACCGCCCGGTGTCATGTACTCTTCGTACTCGTCAGGACCGTAAAGCACTTTGTTCTCTGCAGGATTGTCTGGATCGTCATATTCCATCAACGTGCCGTTAGCTCGTTTTTCCCTCATTATTTGTCTTGCTTTAACTGTGGCTTCATTAATGACATCTCTAGGAGCATGCTCAAAATCAAACCCTTGCTCATTTAGTATCTTAGCAATCAAGTTATCTTGGTAGTCTTGCCCAGATTCACTAAAGTTTGTTTGAGTTATCCTGAGCCTGTTCTTACGAATAAAATCTTGAACTTCTTTAGTTGTGAATGATTTCTTAGAGTCTAGGAACTCAGGCAAACCCATAGCTTCTAGCTCATCACTATGTACGCCAGCTTGCTTCTTAATATCGTTCATGTAAGCTTGACCGTTGCCAGACTGACGCTTAAGGTTTAAGGCAGCCTTCTGTACATTGGAATAGAAGCCAACATCATCTTTAGGTGACAACTGTTTAGGCTCTTCTTCCTTACGCATGATGGCAAGACGTGCTTCATCCATCGTCAAGCCTTCTTTGATGGCTCTGTCTTGAGCATCCATCTCAGCCATGACGGTATCAAGCCACTCTTGATTAGTCTTCTGGATAGGCATGCTCATTGTGAATGCACGATCATCTGCAGACTGAAGCCTGTTTAATGCACGACGTTCATCAAAATAAGGTTTGAATGCCACTTCATTACTGACGGGCGTCTTGAATGCACCAGCATATGCACCCATCGTTGGATGCCCTTTGATGTTAGCGGTGTAGGTATAATGCGGATCTGCTGGATCAAGGTTTAACTCGCCTGACGGATCAAATCGTGTAATGCCATGACCTATCATTCCGATAGGTTGATCTAAAAGTTCAGGTGCGCTAACCGCAGCTCTTGCTTCTGCTACGTCTGGAAAGCCAGCCTCCCTGAAGTCTTTGAGGCTCATCTTGTTAATCATGTTCTTACGAAGCTCGCCACCCCAGTTAGAAATCTCTAGCAGTTGAGCACGACCTTCTGGTGTCTCGATGCCTTCAAAGGTTTTGAACGGATAGTTAATAACGCCAGTCTTTTGATTCTTAACGCCTTGATCACGCACTAAGGTATTGAATGATTTAGCAATAGGCTTCGGAATAGTAGTCGGATCGAACTGGTTCAGGAGCACTTCCGTGGTCATGTGGTTAAAGTCTACGGCGGTTGGAGACATTGTCTTAGTGACGCCAAATATCTTGTCTGGATCTACGCCTTCCATCTCTCTAGCTGTTTGGATCTGGTTGCCAATACGTTTAGACACGTTTGGTAGTGATGACCATGAGTCTCCGTTCCATTGCATGAATTGATAACCACCTTGTGTTTTGACTGGGACGATCAGCTCTTTACCGCCCACACCTGTAATGATCTTGCCTGCGCTTGATAGATCCATGCTAAGTGGAATGATTGCGCCTCCAACCATCTCTTCTGGGCTTAGCTCCTTGCGAGGCTTGAGTGGCATGTCTGGGTTATCCATTGTCTGGATGTCCATCTCACTGATTGGGCGCTTAAGCTTTACGCCTCCACCGACTGGATGGTATAGACCTAACGCTTCTGCTTCTGCTTTGGATTGGCGCTTAGGCTTCTCGTCTACCTTGAGCTGTAAGTCTGGTCCTTCTGCCTGAACATCGCTATAGCGTAGCTCTGACCTTGGAACATCTAATGTGCTTTCAGGGAATATCTCACGTCTGAGATTGAACGGGATCTTGCTTCTACGTTCAGCATTTCGAGCGTGAGCTTCGCCAAATACTTGTTTGTAGGCGTAGAATGGATTGCGTGGATTCTTATCAATCTTTGATTGCAGATCCTTCATCATGGCTTCAAGCTCTTCTGGCGTATGTTTCAATGCCAACTCGTCCATACGGTTTAGGACGTTCGCTTCACGAGAGGTAATGCTTTTTTTCTCTTTTTGGAACAAGCTATCTATCTCTGCATTGTTCTGTTTGATGTATTCGTCTAGAGGAATTCCAAACTCGTTTGCCTTCTTTTGTATAAAGCCTGCATGGAACAAAGCTTCTTTCTCGTCTTGAAGCTCACCAACATACTTTTGATACTTACGACCCTGAGCTGTGGTCAGATCGAACATGGCTGTGTTGGCACCCTGTGGCAATCCTTCAATTTCTTGGATTGCATGGGTCAGCTCATGAATGGTTGATCCTGCAGCCTCACGCTTAGGTGACTCAACGGTTATAGACTTGGATTGTCTGCCAAAACCACCAGCGATCTTGCTTCTAGTTGGGGTGTACTCGTAACGATAGCCAGCCAGCTCTGGGTAGGCTTCAAGGGCTGCGGGTAAATTGGCTGACTTACCAACCGTTCGCAATGCCAACGCATAGTCACGCAACTGAACCTTCTGTTCTGGGGTCAGATTATCAAATGTTGTGCCAAAGTTTTCCATAGACAACGCATCCGCTGTCTTGAGTAAGTCTTTGGGAGCGCTTCTACGTGGAGTTGCCTTAGGCTCGAACTCTAATTCACCGAGCATAGATTCTTGAACTAGCCTATCAGTCATGGGTAGATAGCGAGTTCCAAGGCTACCCGGTGCGCCTTCAGGCACATCGTCAAGTTGGCTAGCTTTCCATGCAGTGATGTTAGCTTCGTCTACAGACTGACCTGCCCTGCGAGCTGTTGTGAACTCACGCTTGAATATCTCTTCAGACGCCTTACTGTAGTTCTTGGCTTTTTGCCCTACGTCGATGCGCTTTAAGCCACCGATGTTTTCCATGAACTGCTCGATCTTAGGATAGATAACAGGGGCGACTGATTCAACAGCCCCCTGCGCTTTGACGCCTAGTGTTGGCTCACCGAACACGTTTTCACGGCGGATACCAGACTGGGCATTAACAAAATCAGCTTTGATGTCACCTACCTCACCAGCAACACGCTTGGCATTGGCGCCCATCACACGGACATCATTGGGTGTCAGGATCGGACGAGCTCTCGGTATGCCACCAATATATGGGGGCAACTTGGAAGCTTCAAGAGCTTTTGCCAAGCTTTCATTGATGTCTTTGCTCGCTTGCGATGTAGGCTCATAAGTCATGGCTTGCTGTAAACGCTCAGAAGCTTGTCTTCCCTCTTCCACACCAGCTTGAGTACCAAAGTTAGGTGAGGTTACGCCTTTGTAGACTCCGTAAGCACTACTGACAGGGATAGATGTAAGACCTGATGCCATGGATAGAATGGATTGCGGTATAGCAGTAATGCCGAACTTATCGGCTAAGGCTTGTACGATATTGGTGGCACTTGATGCAGGGCGTGGCGGAGCTTTTGATTGAGCTGGCACACTAATCGATGGAACTTCTGAAGCAAGATAGGGAACGTCTGATCCGTTGCGGAGGGGCATCGATCCTCTTTGAGCCAGAGCATATTTCATCTGGTCAACGCTAGGCTCATCGCCTTGGATATAATTGCCTAGCTCGTCATACGGCATAAGGGTTCACTCGCTTGGGTTGCGTCTCATCGACATACAAGTCATTGTCATTGTACAGATAATCCACGGTTAGTAAACCCATGTCACGCATTAAACGTAAGCCTTGGGTTAAGGCGTCAACGTAGTCATCATGCCTTACTTCTGGGAAAGCGCATACCTGATTGACGAACTCTTGACACCAGTCTCTTACCTGTCCTTCATTGGTGCTTGACTCTGGCAGATAGACCAATCCTTTAGCAATGATGGGCGAGACAATGTTTAGGCGCCCGATCTTGTCGGTATTACCGGGATTGTATGCACGGACGTTTAGCCCAGCACGTTGCAAGTCTTGTATAAGACTAATGCCTGCCGACTTGTCCTCCACAAGGATCATGTCTACCTTCTTGCCATGACCCCATTCGTTCTCATCACCATAGATCGAGGTTGACTCCTCAATCACTCGTGGACGCAGGTCTGGATATTGCATGTGCTCTGACCAGCAATCAATCACCATCACAGCCATTGGCTTGTCGTCTGATGGCTTAAATGCACCTAGCACCACGCAAGCTGTAGGATCGTTCTTAGTCTTGTCGGACGTAGCGCAATCATACGACTGGATAACGTACTGGAACTTAGGCAATGGCTTCTCTGAATCCCAGAGCTTGAACATCTGGCGCTTAATGATGCCTTGCTCTTCTGGATCGATGATCTCAGCGTAAATCTCTTGCCTGCCAAGAGTCGTACCCTCGTATTGCAGGATCTGGTTCTTAAAGGTGGGCGCCAAGTTCTCTAAGTTGTCATAGGTAGTCGCTGTAGTAACGATCACATCATCACCGTCTCGGTTCATCAGATCAAAGATCAGTGGCTTAGGCTTAGGAGTAGTGGTGCAGATCAGGATAGGACGCTGACCTAGACGCATACCGAACTGGATCATGTTCCATGCTTCATCAAGGTATTCCCACGCCGCCAATTCATCTAGCCAGCCACCATGAAACTGGGGTCCACGAAAGCGCTCAGGCTCAGAAGCCGCTATTCCCTTAATGATTGACCCATTGGTTAAATGGATCTCGTTGTCGCTTACGGTGTGCTTGAGGACAATGCTTCTAGGCATGACGTTGATGAGCCCACTTTCCCCAAGGAAGCAGACGTCTTTAACGTCGGCGTAAGTTGGAGCAGAAACCAACCATCTGGTTTTCGGCTGTCTCCATGCCATTTGCCATAGATTCTCGGCTGCTGTCCTAGTCTTTCCAGCTCCACGACCAGCAAGGAATAGCCAGATGTTCCACCAATCACCCTCAGGTAGTTTTTGATAATCATGTCTAGATAATAACCATTTGGCTACTTTAACGGCGACCTCAGCTTGTACTGGACCAGCTTTCTTAGCTGTATCCTCTAGCTGTCTAACAATGTCCTGAACTGTCATGATCCGCTATTAGCATGTGGATAAGGGATTCAGCCTCTTCTAACTTCTCGTGCAGGCGCTCTTCAAACTCCTTGAGCTTGATCTCCATCACCTCTTCATAGTCGTCTGGCTTATCTAAGGTGAAACCGTACTTGGCAAGTACCTCACGCACCTCATCGATATAGGCAAGTTGTTCTAGCGCCTTTGTCGGTACGCTAGTAGATTCCATGCGCCTTCTCGACCTTACGCACCGCATCAATCAATTTGAAGATGTTAGCGTTAGAGTCTAGAGTTGACAGCTTGCAGTCGAACAGCTCAGCGATCTGCTCAATGGTTAGTGGGCGTCTAGCTGATTTGTCGCTAGCCTTGAGCTCAGCAAAGAACTCTAATCCACGCTCCATTGCTTTGATGTCATCGTGCAAGGTAGGTGGGTTCATCGGTTTAAAGTCATCCAAGTTTCTTCTCCAGAGTAACAAGCAAGTCTTCAAGAGCGGCGTTAAAGTGATCCATCTCTATAGCACCACCGTCTTTACCAGTGAGCTCTAGCTTTGAGAGGTCACCGTACTTCTTAGGTTTAAGCTTAGACGCTACCCACTTACGAGTCTCTACCCTCAGTCGGTTACGAGCCACTCCAGCAGAGTCAAGCTTAGTACCTACTACATTCCCATCCTTATCTGTCTCAACAGCGATAGGACTCTCATCAGCAATATCAAGCATGTCCTCAGCCAGAGCCTCAGCAGACTCTTCCTTCGCTCTAGTGTACTGATTAAGGAATTCAGGATAGTCACTTATCCACTTGTATACCGTCGGCATGCTAGGCATTCCTTCTTGCTTACAGGCTGTCCTTAGACTCTTACCCATAGAAAGATAGCTACATAGCTTGCTTGATATTTCTTTTGTGTATGAGGATGGACGACCTACTGGATTTATTTCCTCGGCGTCTTTATCCAATTGTGCTTTAATGGCAACTGCTTCTGAGGATTTGATCTCCTCGTACTCTTTGACGTTGTCTTCTTTCTTTCGTGCCATAACTTTCTTTCAAAGCTGATGGCTTTCAGTATAAATAAAAAAAGGGGCTTTGTCGCCCCTCTTGTTAAGTTGTCTTATCGATCATGTCTTTAAGCTTACCTTCTGCATACTCTAAGCTAGAGACTTTGACACGCTGAACGATGGTTTGTTTCTCGCCCTTGCTCTCAGTGTGAGCTTTGATTGTGCCAGTGAATTCAATAGTCATACCAGCTTTGATGCCAATGAATGCATCAGCCCAATGGAATTCTGCATTGTCTTGCTTAGTGATGTTGCCAAAACGCTCTACGCATTTCTTGCTGTATGGGAACTTGTACTGCAAATGTGACTTGCTCTTGTACACGATACGGTTACCAGACTCATCACGCATCAGGTATACCATCGCTCTGGATGGATCGTAGTAGCTAAACTGAGGAGCGTCTACGATGATCACTGCCTCGACAACTGCACGAGTTGTTAACTTCTCAGCGGTGACACCAAGAAATACTGAACGAGCTTTTTGCTCTTCAATTGCTTTAGTGCGCTCAGCGATACGAACTGCACGATCATTGATGCACTTGATAACAGCGTCACACTGCTTAGGTGATAGTTTGCCATAAGTATCAAAAGCTTTGGCAAGAGAGCCAACAAAGTTGGCAGAGTAGGTTGCTTCACCACGAGCGTTCTCGCCACGACCAGCAGAGATGAAATCTTCAATGGCGTCGCAATGCTCTGGGTTGTTTTTACGCCAAGTCTTCTGGGCGTTAGCAATGATGTTGCGATGAATGGCAGCTTGGTAAGCATGCTCATTCTCGATAATTGAACCTCTAAAAGTGCGTGATGTTGTCATTTGAATCTCCTAACTGGTTAATCAGTAACTCCATTTGACCATAAATTAACCACTTGTGCAATATATTTATATAAGAAAAACCCTAATAAAAAAGCCCCCGTAGGGGCTGTGTTTAGAAGCTGTAATCGTAGTATTCGTCTCGAACCCCAATCTTTAGCCCACATCCATGCTTTTGCTGGACATAGCGTCCTGTGGCTTCGTTTAGTAGGCAGAACTTCCAGAAACCAGTCTTAGGGTGCTTTTTAAATACACGAAGGCGCCCATGAAAGTCTGGGAGATATTCGTAATCCTGAGACTCAGACATACCGTTTTTATCAATCCGAACAGCGTTATCGTCACGAGTTGTGATGTAAGTCACATTGCGAATGGTTTCCACCCTGACAATGGTGCAAGCTGAACGATCAGTCCAGTGCAGAATGGTTGCGCCCATGCCAACGAATGGGGCTGGTTCACCACGGACAGCACGGCTGTCAAGGTGATTAAAGACGTTACCTGTACCGCTACCTAATTTCATCATGTTAAGCCTCTACTTTCTCAGCAGGAACTTCATTACGAGTGTCTGTATATTCAAAAAAATAATACTTAACTTGATTCAAAATTCTGTTAGCTCTTTTTTTGTCACCAGCAGAGATGCATTCTTGAACGTCAGACAACATACCAGCCAAACGAACATTGATGTTGTAAGCAGTGTTGTAAAACTCTTCAAGCTTTTCGCCAGAACAACCTAACATTTCAATTTCTAGATTTTTCATTTTGATACCTTTCTTTTCTAACTGGACGTCCCAGTAAGTGAAACTATATCAAACAATTATCCATTTGTGTAAATTATTTATTATCGGAAACCCTAATGCTTTTGCCACCACCTGACAGGCTTTTTAGGTCTGCCGTACTTCATGATGGCTCTGAAAGTATGGAATCGGCTAAAGATGCCTCGCATGAAGCCAGAATTGCGCCTCTGAGCCATTATTCTGGTTCGAGCACGTCTTGGCTTCAACTCCATGAAAATCATCTCATAAACCGTTTAAAGAGCTCTGTGGCTACAGCGTCCGCTTCATGCTGTTCAGCCACGTTGATGGCAACCATTGCTACCTGACGCCATGCTTCGTCCCAGACTGCCTTAGGATCGCTCAATAGTTCGGTAGCCTTGGCATCGCTTAAAAGCTTTTGCCAGTCATCAAAAGCAGTTTCCCAGTTCTGTTTACTCATTTCTCTTGTGCCTTTCCTACATAACCATAAATTATAGATAATGGATACCAACGCTTTACTTCCAAGATAAAACGTATTCCAAATAACTTAATTCTCATTTCTCTTGTGCTTTTCTTAGTATTTCTAACACTTCACTACAACATACTTTGACTGCGTTGTATGCCTCTGACATATTTTCATCAGCACACCAATATGCCGTATTCATAATTGCTACACGAACTTTTTCTATTTCCTCATCTGTTAATGTCTTTAACTGTGGCGAGCAAGTATGAATAGAATCACCTGTAACTCTTTTGCCACAGTCTAAACACGCAGTCCACGCTACTGGTTCATTATTCATTTGGTCATCAGCCTTACGATTAGGAATAGAACTAACATTGTGGTTATGACTGCGATAAACACAATTTTATTGATCATTATCGCCCCATCAAGATTGGCATTACAGGCATGATCGGAGCAACTGGCAAGGGTTGCGGAGTTGGTACAGCCAGAAGGGTCATGCCAAGCGTAGGTTGCGGAGCTTGAGCATAACCAGTCACCTGACCGTACTGGTTAGAGTAGGTAGTAAGGCTACCGTTAGTCTGGGCAGTGCCAACTGGCATGCCGTACTGGTTGGAATAGGTCACAGTCTGTGCTGATACTGCGCCACTGGTAAACATCAAAATTAGTGCTAATTTTTTCATCTTGTCATCCAATAAGCTATACAAAGTAAAATAACGCCCCACCCAATGAGCAGGACAACCAATAGACCAATGATCAGCAGATCAGTCATGTCCTTCTCTGAGCTGATTGTTGATAATCTCGTCTAGCTTTTGATGTAGCCATTCTCGATTACCATCTTCATTTATCCACTTGTGTAAGTTTATACCAAATTTAAAAGTTGCGGTGTTTTCTGTTCTGTTGAAACTGACCATCACACGAGAAAACTCTTTAAGCGCTTCTAAACGGTCTTCAGTAGTAAAGGTAGTAATAGCTAGCTCCCAACTTCTGCATGTTGATTAATCAGCTCAGTAGCACGGTTGTAGGCTTCTAATCTGGTAGCAAACTCTTCTGGTGGATTTTCTTCAAAATTGAGCACCCAGTCATTTAACCCGTAATAGGTAATGGTGGATTTCTCGGTAACGTGTATCACAGTAATCATGACGTCTCCTTAGTATGGGTGGCTTTGAACCTCTAGCCATCCGTCTTCAAACAGTTTTCCTATTGTCTTACGATGTGCTTCATCCCACAACTCTACCCTGCGTTGTTTTAATAATTTAACGCCTTGATCGATTTCAGTATGGCATTTAAAGCAAAGAGCTGCGATCCTGTAATCAGGCGCTTTGATCCCACGCCCCTTGCCATCCCTGAGCTGGTTAGAGTGAGCCGCTTGTGTTGACCCCTCAAGACCACACATCTGGCAAGGTAGCTGGGCTACAGCTCTCAGAAGCTTTTCATTTCGATACATTTTTTTCCATAATCTTATTCATGATGATGGCTGAAGATTTAATTTTTAGAACCTCAGTCTGAGCCTCATGCCATTGTCTTTTGTTGGCATACTCTTCAAACTTAATAAGAGCTTTGCGAATATCAATAATGCTTTGTGCGTAATCATTCATTGGGATAACCTCATCTCGTTACGGGCGGATGCTTCTAAGGAACGCCAAGCTTCAAGCTTAGCCTCGGCTGCTGAGATCAGTAAACGCAAGGTTTCGTATTCACCAATAGCTTCCCCAGTTTTGTAGATATGCTTTTCTAAATCTTCATGAGAATCGGCATACCGTTCTTTGGCAGCTTCTGATTTAGCATCAATTGCCAAGTTCATTAATCTAGCCCTGACAGCTCTTTTCATCTCCGTGTAAATGTAAACCTGTTTTTTTAGATCACCTGCAGTTTGTGCGTTATCACGCAAGTAATCCATCGCCTCATACGGATTGATATTCTCAGGCGTAGTTGGTGGGTATTTTTTGCTCATTGAATAGTTCCTTCCATGTCCTTATCTAACTCCGTTATCTTTATTTTCAACATGCCTTTAATGCCATCACCCCATTTGATTGACAGCTCCTGTATCTGAGAATCATCGTCCCAGACCTTGCAATGAGTCATAGCATCTAAAGGCGCTTTTAACAAGTTGTCTAAATCACGCTTACGCCTGTCTGGTCGGAACACTGTGATCTCTACACGCAAAGGCTTGTGGCGAACAATCACCAGCTCTTCTGCCACCAGCAATTCAACAGCCTTGCGGTACTCACGCCCCTTAGCCGAGATGATCATTCGGTTCTGGAACATGCGCCAGTAAGTGTTGACGCTAGGTGGAAATGGAAGAGTGAATTCAATCACTTTATCTTTTCTCCCAATCATTCAAACAATCAAGCAATAGGTTACGAAACATTTGACGGCTTACGATTTCGCCCGGTTGATACAGATTGATAAACCGTTGCAAAGTTCCTAAATCACCAGTGCCATCACTATTCTTTTCTGGCAATACGTCAGTGCGTACTCGTGGAGCTGGCTTCTCAACGCCATAGATTTGATCGGTCAGCTCAGCATCTCTGCCAACAAACTCAACTGGAATCGATTCCTTGATCTCATCCTCAATGGCTTTGATGCGTTGAAGCTTTTGATCAACTGTCTCTGGCTTACGGATCTCTTCAATCTTATCGATCATCCCTTCCACGGTTACTGGCTCTACAGCCACAGCCCCTTTACTTGCCCTCGGTTTCCCTTTTGCCACTGTTGCCATATGTCTTTCTCCAATCTTTCACGTCTATGTTTTACTGCTGGTTGATTTAAAAACTGCCTTAACCACTCTTTGCCACGCAATGCTCGTTCAGCCAAGATAAACCTTATCTCACACTGGTGACGGTATTCCTCACTGCAAGTAAAGTTCGATTCGTCCAAAGTTTTCTCCTACATACTGCTGACTGTCAGGCTCAAACCACAAACCCATTTTGCCTTCCCACTCGCCATTACGTTGCTTCTCACAGATCAACAATGCATCAGGTACGCTTTCGTCAGTCGCTCCAGCCTCTGAGCGCTCTTGTGCTTTCCTTTTATTACGCCAAATAATAAATACGTTGTCCACCTGATCCGTAATCGAGCCACTACCTTTGAGGTCAAATTTGCCCGGTAAATGCTTTTCATCAGCTCCCTTTCGCATATGGTGAACCAAATGAATGTGTATTCCTACATCCTGAGCAATAGCACATAACGCATTAACAAAATCTTTCTGACCATTAAAGTCATCCTCCCCTTTAACGCACTTCATCAACGAGTCAATGACAATGTGATTCACCTTCAACTCTGACGAGGCATAGCGACACACCGCTAGCATCTGTTCAGCATTGATCATGCCGTGGTGATCTAGCAAAAAGACCTGATCCTTTTTCCAATCCTGAAACGCTTGTAAGCTGTAGGGAGACGGAAGCTTCATGCCTGTTGCCTGACGTGCCATTCTTGCTAGCGTGATCTCAGGACGCATCTCAAAAGACGCAATCAAACACTTCTGATCCTGTTGTGTCAATGACAGTACAACTTGACCCAAGAGCAATGACTTTCCGTGACCATTGATACCAGCCCAGACTGATACCTCTGAAGGTCGTAAGCCTACAAAGTTCTGGCGCTTATCCCAAGGCAAGTAGTTGCCACGCTGAATAAGACTTCCCTCAAAGTACTTAACAATCTGCTCAGCATAGAACGACTTCTCTTTGATCTTGCGCTTAGGTGCTGATTCCTGCTCCCACTGCGCCCAATCGATGTCGTCGTATTGGATTATTCCTTCCATAGATTCACTTCCCCATCCGTGTCTAAGCCAATAACTGACTTCGGTTCTGCATCAATGATTGCTATCCACCAGCGTACAAACTCTTCAATCCCAGAGTCACAAGCTAACAACTGTATTTGTAAACCCTTAACCCAACTCAGATCAGCCTTCTTGGGATTTGTTCCGCCTGTGTATACAGAAATCAAGTCTCCCAAAACAACAGCTCTTTCAGGATCTAGGAAGTCATTTTTAAACTCAGGGTGCGGTGCTATGTGAAAGAACACTGTCATAGGCTTCCTGTGGTTTTTACGCAACTCGATAATTTGTTTATGTCCGAGCATTCGCTAAACCTTTCGCCCAATCAGGTTTGCCAGACGATTTAGTCTTAGCTTCGTCTCTGGTGTAAATAGTTGTCCAACCACTAGCTATGGCAAGGTCAATTAATTTGACTGGGTCATAACCATCCTTTACAAACGTCTCTAGTTGATTTAGAAACTTAGTGCTTGCAAGTTGAGACATCGGTTTTTTTGTAGACCTACGATATTCGACCCACTCAGACCAAGCCTTTTCTGGTAACCAATCTGGTAATTCAATCTTAGTTGTCGTCCCTACAACTGGTTTATGGTTATTGGTTATTGGTTTATGGTTAGCATTGCCTTCGGATTGCGTTGGCATTGCGTTCGCATTGCTTTCGGATTGCTTACGCTTAGAACCCTTGCTCCTCATGCCCCAGCGAGCATTAGCAGATGCCCTCGCCTTGTCAGATTTACCATGATAAGCAGCAATTACATCGTTACAACGCTTGTGTATGTAGCCTTCCTCAGTGAGTTCGAAGAAGTCTGTCAATACATTTTGAAGCGCTTGCTGTTCATCCGCATTGCGAACGCTATGCGAACGCATTAACTTCGCAAGGTCGTTGCATAAAGGCATCTCATCAAGGTAATAACTGTCCAAAAGCTGGCGATAGATTCCATGCTCTAGCAAGCTTAGATGTGACGTATCTTTCCTATAGTCGCCAATGTTATGTTGGTAGTAGTGCATGGTTACTTCCCGTACAAATCAGGACGCAACATTTCACGAGTTAATTTGTTGTTTGTAAGCTCCTCAATCTTTGCTATGTACTTCAAAGGAATCTGTGATTGACCCCAGAGATAGACAGTATTTGGTTTTAATTCTAACTTTTCAGCTAAATCCTTCAAAGATCCAAACTCTATTTTTAATAAATCCATCGGCTGCATACTTGCCCTTTCGTTTTTTTCAATGCTAACACGAATATTTGAAAATACTTAATAAATCTTTCGTATTAGGGAATTCACCTACAAATAAAATGTGTGTACATGTGATTTTATGCTACAGTCTTATTTACGGCATAGTGCCGTTAGGAGATACACATGATCGATGACAGTGAGTTCGAGTTCGCAATGAAAGAACGTGAGTTCCTTTTAGAGCAAGCCTTAGAACGTGCAGAAGCAAATCAAGCAACCGCTGAGGATATGGAAATTATCCGTTTTGAATGCGGTAAACCCAAGCAATCCAGCCACTCCCAGCAAGTTCTTAATGACGTTTTTGCTGACTTTGGCAATATTTTTGGAAAAGCTTAGTTATGACGGTTTCCTTTACTTCAATTAACGCTTACAAAGAACACAAAAAAAATGGAAAAGTAGCATCTCAATCCCAGTTTATTTTAAATAGCATGGAATCTGGTGTTGCTTATTCAAGAAGAGAGTTGGCAAAGCTTACTGGCTTAGAACTCTCTTCTGTTTGTGGTCGGGTTAATGAATTATTGGCAATTGGAATGATTATTCAAACAGCGCCAAGAAAATGCTTAATAACCAAAAAGACTATTAAACCAGTGGTTAAAGATAGTTTATTTTAAATAAGGAAATATCATGTCAATTATTGCATCATCAGGCGGTAGCTCAGATTTTGAGCTAGCCCCAGCAGGAAACCACGTTGCACGGTGTTATCGCATCGTCGATATGGGTAGTCACAAAAACTCATATGGCAATACCCTACGCAAGATCCTTGTGTCTTGGGAGTTGCATGGTGAAGACGACGAAGGTAACGCATTGACTATGCCAGACGGCAGACCTTTGATGATCTCAGCCAACTACACCTTATCCCTGTCTGAAAAGGCAACCTTACGGGCAGTGCTAGAGAGCTGGCGTGGCAAACCATTTACCTTAAAAGAGCTGTCTGGCTTTGACATTACAGCCGTTTTAGGTCATTGGTGCATGGTAACCATAGCTCATGAGACGAGCCAGAAGAACCAGAAGACTTATGCCAACGTCAAAAACGTAGCGCCTGTTCCTGCGGTGATTAAAAAGAATGGCTTGCCAGATGGCGTAAACAAGGTTTGTAGCCTATCTCTTGAGCCAGATACCTTTGATCAGGCGCTCTTTGACTCCCTGTCTGACGGCATTAAAAAGAAGATTATGGAATCACCAGAGTACAAGAAACTTGGCGCCCCTAACCAGTCAACAGCGCAAGTACCTACAGACTTAGCAACCATGGACGACGACGTCCCATTTTAAGGAGCTGACATGTTTACATTTATTAGCAAACAAAATTTCAAAGAGATGTCTAATGAAATCAAGGCGCTCAGAAGCAAGTTAAATAGCTTATCCCATGAAATTCATGTACTTCAAAGACAAGTTATGGATCTTAATCTAAAGCGCCCCGTGGTGCTGTCAAGCGCTGCGCCAGCCAACAGATCAAGCATTACTGTTACTGCTAAACCTAAACGTGGTCGCCCGTTTGGATCTAAAAATAAACCAAAAAAATGAAATTTATCGAACTTTTTGCTGGTATAGGCGGATTTCGGCTTGGTCTTGAAAGGGCTGGGCATGAGTGCGTCTGGGCAAATGAGTTCCTTGAAAAGCCACGGAGTATTTATGAGTACAACTTTAAACACGCCCCAGACGGACGAGACATCCGAGCAGTTCAGCCTGATGAGATCCCCGATTGTGACTTACTCGTTGGAGGATTTCCGTGTGCAACTTTTTCGGTTGCTGGACGAAGAACAGGATTCGGCACAGAAGA